CCTCTATCCCCTGAAGTCCCCACTGCACATAGGTCCGGTCGACCTCCGCCGAAAGCAGCGCCGCATCCAGTTTCTCCTTCGCGCTTTCTCCGGCATTGAGGAATTCCACCGGCTCCGCGAGTTCCCGAATTCGCCGGGTCAGTTCAACCCGCCGCCCGAATGACATCCTCTGCACGCAAAACTGGACCCCCGGCATAACCGCGGAGTCGATCCGAACTGTGCTTTCGTACTTCATGCTGATCCTCGCCACCCTGCCCTATCCGAACGCGACCACGATTTCGTCGTCAACCGTGCCCTGCGCCCGAGATTCGCGGAACCGCCACCGCAGGCGATGCTCGCTGTCGTCGAACTCCGGTACATCCGGCACCACGCTCTTCAGGTATACGCCCACCAGTTGCTGGCTTTGCTCGCCGAGTTGGAACATCACCTCGATCGGTGATTGCTGCCGCGCCGCCTGGTACAGCCCCAGGGTCGCGTTGTCATCCTGCTCGAAAAGTTCCAGGTCGAGCATTACCGATCGCCGTCCGGGTGATATGCTGCGCGGCAGGTTCGACCCGAACTCCCGCGCCCGCACGTCGAGAGCGTTGTCCACTAAAAACGAGGCGCTCGAGATCGTGTAGAACCAGTCCGGCCCGTTCCCCAGCCATGCCTGGCCCATGTTTCCCGGCACGACGGAGTAATCGAACGCGTTCAACACCGGCTCGAATGGGAATGCGCTCAGCCCCCCGGCATTGCCGGAAAAGCTGCTGCTGTCGATCAGGTCCTCTGCGATGCCGCTGAATTCGAACTGGTGGTAGTCCCCGTTCACCTGGATCAGGAACTTGTTGATCGCCCCCCCGCATAGGATCCGCTGCAGCGCCGTAGCCGGACTCCAGTAGTCAAAGATGCTCAGGCTCGGCAGTTCCGTCGCCGGCGAGTAAGAGATCGTCCCGCCGATTGCCGCTCCCGCCGCCGGCACTACGGAAAACGGAGCGTTGAGAATGACCCTCGTCGTGTCCGGCACCGCCGTCACGAACCGGATCTCTCCCGAGAACACCACGGCCTGACCCGGCGTCAGGCCGTGCGCGGCCGCAAACACCAGCGTGTTTCCGCTCGATCCGCTACCCGCCGTCCCTCCGTGAAACGCCACCGGAGCCGCCCCCAACCCGGCTTGGAACAGCGGCCCGTGCGCCGGATTCTGCGTCTGGTCGGCCCAACTCGTCATGTAGGTCCGCAGATCGAAACTCGTCCGCCGCCTCCCGCCTGCCGGAACGCCCGTGAACGTCCGGCTCCCCGTCTTGTCCTTGCGGTCCGCAACCTCCAGTTGTTGCCGTGTCGCCAGTTTGAGAGCCGGGATCCTCTGCTTTGCGGTCACCGCCGCCACTTGCCCGTAACCGCTCTCCAGCGCCGCGTAAAAACGATTTGAATCGGAAGAAATGTAAGACATATCAGTCGCTGCTCGCTCCTACTTCCAATGTGATTTTTGCGATCTGCATGAAATTCCGGCCGCCATGCTTGACCGGACCGAACGCAACTTCGTATCCGCCCGTGTAATAAAGACCCTGCCCCCAGTCGCCCCGGTTCTGTTCGAGAATCTGTGTGATAGCGTCCACGTATAGTTGCAGGCAGGCCTCCAGGCCCTGCACTTTGTCCTGTGAAAGCCGGACCTCGATCACTATGTGCGCCGTCCCCGAGAACCGTCTGAACTTCTCGGTAAGTGAGTTCGCGATCTTGTCGCAGTAAATACAAACGGCGGGATACTTCACCTCTGCCCCGCGGTCCGAAAGCTCGAAAGCGACGTTTTGGGTCGCTATCTGCTTCGGCCCGAGCGGCGTCAGAGGCATGTTTTCCAATGCCGCGAGCGTGTCCAGTTTTCCGTTCACTCCCGGGCTCGATGTAAGTAGTGCCACCAGCTTGTTAGTTGCTGAATTTCCTGGTCTGGCCATCGCTAACCTCTCAGCAGTACCCGCGCCACCAGCCGGACCCAGTCGACTGCCTGCCCGTTCCCCGGCAGCGATCCTGTCGTGGAAACCGAGCCTTGCTGCACCCACGGTTGCGCCGGATCGAGCATCGACTGGTTCTGCCGCGAAATGGTGTCTGGAGAAAGTCCCACGAATGCGTTCCATCCCATCGCATTCTGTGGCGCAGCTCCCGGCCTGACGCACAACGTGTTACCGTCCGGCACTGTGATCGCGCTCCAGTCACCGGCCGCCCCTTCCGCGCCTTGAGCGTTTACCCACGATGTACTCACATAGTAAGTCGCCCCGGAACTCTGTCCCGGATAATACGACAGTTGTGCCGCGCCTGCCTTTGGCACCGGATTCGAGCTCATACCCACGCCGCCCGCCAGTAGTCTGTCCGCTGCCCATTTCGCCAGCCCGCTGAACTGATCTCTTTTCCCCGCGTAACGGTCGTTCAGTTGGTTGTTGTAAGCATCGCGGTAAATCAGCTCCAGTGTGTGAAAGGCGTGCCACAGGCGGAGCGCAGTCGTCACCACGACGGTGTTTATGCTGTCCCCGGCGGCAAGCCAGCCGCTCAACTCCAGTTCCAGATCGTCCTGGGCTAGTTGCAGCTTTTTAGTCGCGTCGATTCCCTCTGTGCTGGCCACGTCCAGAATTCCGGTGTCGTGCGCCGTCAGGTCATCCACCGCATTGATCGTTCCGTCTGTGAATAAGGCCATAGCTGGCTATTCCTTCGTAGGCCGGGTGCCGGTCCGCATCTTCTGCCATTCCGCCGTCGGCACGACTGTCACTTGCATCCGGCTGGCTGCAGCGATCTGTTCGGCCGCCCGCCTGGCTTCCGCTTGCGCTTCGTGAAATCGCTGCGCCTCTTCCTCTGTCGCCAGGGTGACGCGGTCTTCCACCAATAGCTTGGCGGCGTTTCGCCGTGATACCTCAGTCAGTACGCCGGCCTTTCCTCCCTCCGATGTCTCCTTGCTGACCACCACCACCGCATCCGCTGGCAGCTTTTCTTCGATCGCACGAACCTTCCGGTAATAAACTCGCATGTAAATGGTCTTGTCCTCTTGGAAACGGTGGCGCACGCGCTGTGCCGTGCGCCACCCGAAGCCCCCCTCTAGCTGTTCACCTGCACGCCGCTGGAGTTCCGCAGCACGGCGCATCCGTACAGCACGTCCACGGTGAACTGTTGCGCCAGCGTGTTCGGCTGGTACGACATCGTCACCCGCATGCCGAAATTGCCCAACTCGGCGTAGTGCGCCACAGCGCCCGTGCCCACCAGCGGTTGCGGCAGTCTCCGCATCACCAGTCCGATGGCGTTCTTCGAAAACGCCAGGTTGTGCGTTGTCACCGTAATGCCGGTCTTGGCCACAAACTGCGACCGGAACACGAAGAAGTCCTTGATCCGGCCGACCGTGCCGTCGATCAGCGCCCGCAAGCCGGCGTCACCCGCCGAGTTGTACTCGCTGAAGCGGCTGATCTGGCGCAATTGGGAGTAAGTCGCGGCATCCACCACCAGGTACTTGGGCTCGCCCATCGGCACCTTTCCTTGGAACAGGGCAGTCTCCGCCGCGTCGATCACCGCCTCGGTGACGGCAGTCCCCGCCGTCCCGACCGGCGTATTGGCCGTGAAGCCGGAGTACAGCCCCAGCAGGTCGGTCTCGATCCGCTCCGCGATAGCCACCATCGCCGGCTGCATGTACACCTGCAGCAGGTCCGGCACCGCCAGGACCTTCGTCACATCCGGAATCTGGAACGTCGCTTCCGCGTGCGTGTTCAGCACGATCTGAGCGTTCCCCAGGCTCGGATTCTGCGTCACAACCGTTCCGCCCTCAACCAGGTTGTTTGCCTGCATCGATGGCGGCACCGGGATGTTCACTGTGTCTCCCGCTTGCGCCAGGGTCGGCTCGTAATCGCGATTCACCAGGTTACCCATGACAAGGTTTCCCACCAGGGCAGGCAGTGCATCGGCCGCCACCAGTTTCACGATCGCGTTTGCTAAATTAGCTGAAGTAATTGCTGGCATTCGTTCTCCTATTTCAAGTTCTGTAAAGCGATCCGCACGATCTCCTGTCGCACACGATCCATCTCTTCCCGGCTCATTCCAGGCCGGATCTTCTCCACGTCCACCGTCTCTCCGCTTCCGGATCCGGCTTTCTGGCTCGAAGTCACACCCGACCCGCCGGATATCCGTGCCGGCAGAAACTCGGGATTCTCGGAAATGAAGCCGGACAGATATTCCTTTAATCCGGCCTCGCCGTTCTCATTTCGCGACACCAACCGCCCGTCGTCGGTTCGCACGATGGCGTCTTGTACCGCTTTATAGGCCAAATCCACCTTGGCCACTCCCAGGCGCTGCAACTCTGTCCGAATTGCCGCGCCGCGCTCCGCCTCGGCCGCTGCCAGACGGCTTCGCTTGTTCTCTTCCGACAACTCGTTCAACCGCCGCTCGAGTTGTTCGCGCCGCTTCCGTTCCTCCTGCAGCTCAGCCTTGTACGCCGGCTCGTGTTGCACCTGCTGCTGCCGAACAAACTCCTGCAGCGCTTGCTGAACGACACTCTGAATGTCGATCTCGTCCATGCACTCTCCTTAGTTGTGTTCTTTCTGGTACTCTGCGGGATACTCTGCGATCACTGCGGGAACTGAAACGGGCGAAACCTCAGTCAGCCGTAGCCCCGTCAATTTCCGCTGCGATCTGGTTCTTTACTTCCTGCCTCGCGTCGCAAAAGTATTTGAAGGCAAGCTTCTTGAACAGTTGTTTCTTCAAGGTCTCCGATCCGATCCCCAGTTCCAGTAACTTCTTCGCGTCATCCAGCTCGTTACTGAAGTCGCCGATGTCGAACTCATCGAGTCCGCTAACTTCGATCGTCAGTTCGTCCTGCCGCGCCGCCGCGATCGTGCGCAGTACCTGCTTTAGGCTGTCCTTCACCG